AGGTTGTGCCTCGAAGTAAACATATCTAATTAATTTCATGGCGACAGTTCGCAGTGATTTAATTATTCCAGAGGTGTTTACACCCTACTTAATTGAGGCTACTACTCAGACAGATAGCTTTCTACAAAGTGGGGTTGTGCAACCTTTGGCAGAGTTAAATCTATCTTCCACCGCTGGTGGCGACTTTGTAAAAATACCTTTTTATAAAGCTAATTTAACAGGAGATTTTGAGGTTCTTTCAGATTCAACATCATTAACTCCATCTAAAATCCAAGCTGATAACCAGATCGCTGCTGTTTTACACAGAGGTCGTGCTTTCAGTTCAAGAGATTTAGCTAGTCTTGCAGTTGGTAGCAGTACAGATCCAATGGCTGCTATAGCTCAAAAAATGGCTGCATATGTAAACAACCAGAAACAGAAGGATTTATATTCTTGCTTGACTGGTGCTTTTGGTTCTATCAATGCAAACGATAGTAACTCTGCTTTGTTTGACCTAACTATTGATTCTGAGTCAGGTGATACACCTACAGCGTTAAGTCCTAGACACGTTGCAAAAGCTCAATCATTACTAGGCGATCAAGGCGGGAAGCTTACAACCATTGCACTCCACTCAAAATGCTACTACGACTTGGTTGAAAGAAGGGCAGTTGACTTTGTTGCAGCGGCAGACATCAATGGTGGCGGTGCTACAGCATCAGGTGGTTCTATCCAGAACGCATTTGGTAGCCCAACAGTTCCAACATTTATGGGACTAAGAGTTATCGTTTCTGATGATATTCCTACTACTGGAAGCGGAAGTAGCACTGAGTACTCAGTATTCATGTTCACAAATGGTGCTGTTGTTACTGGTGAGCAAGCTCCGATCAGAACACAAACTGACAGAGATATCCTTGCGCTAGAGGAAGCAATGGCAGTTGATCTTCACTACATCTATCACCCAGTAGGGTTGAAATATGCGGTGACAACTGTTAATCCAAACAGATCAGTTCTTGAAACTGTAGGCTCTTGGTCGAAAGTCTATGAGACAAAGAATATCGGTATCGTCCGCGCTACTGTAGTTTCTAACAACGACTAGAGGTAATTTATTATGCCATCTTTATTTGATGTAACTGCTGGGTCTTTAGTAGGCCCAACAACAGGCGGCACTGTAACTCAGGCCACTGATAAATCAACAGGTGTCACTCTTAATACAGAGTCAGGTCAAATTACAATGAATAACGCAGCTTTGGCGGCAGCGGCTGAA